TTTCAGCGATTAATCAACTTCCATCATTTGTTGCTGATACTAACGCAGATCTAGACGAGTCTTATGACTGGGTAGCGGATCAGATCGGTCTTGATTCATTTGTTGATGACTCCGAGGCGTGGGATCTATTTTACGATGCTTACCACGATGCAGCACAGTTCGTGCTTCCAGATGTGCCACTCGATTAAGTGTCACACAAGGGGTATACATGCCCCTATTTTCCATTATAATAAGTACATAACAAACAAACACTTCTCACATCATGCGTAAAATTGAAACACAAATGAACAGAGCAATCAGAACTCAATCAAATTGGGCGGGTTCTAACACTACTGTTTTTACTGCTGATAACGGTCTAGAGTCTAAAGTCTTCCTACATGGAAATCACATTGCTACATATTTCCATGCTGAAAGACAGTTACAACTATTCAACGGCGGTTGGGAATCAAATACAACTAAGTCACGTTTGAATGCTTTGCTAAGTGAGTTTTCTTACGGTTCAAAAGTATTTCAAAAAAACTGGGTTTGGTTCCTTTCACAGTTCGGAACAGGTTCAGCAAAACCATTTTTCAACGGCGTTACAGTGGGGGCATAAATGAGATATATTTTAATGATCTTCGTTATCTTTATAGGTGCCCAAATAGGACTAAACGCCATTAACTCACTTAAAGAGATACAAAACGAAAAACTAGATCAGATTTGTAAAATTGATCCTAGTTACTGCCAACCAAATTCTAAATAGAGTTTTACCCATGAGCAGATTTGAAAGAGGTCAATTTGTAATCTACGAGGGCAGATCTTCTTATATCAATTTTGTTTCAGACCAGTACATAACCGTATGTATTGCTGAGTCACTCAAACCACCCGAAGAGGCGGAGCACTCGGTCAACCCATACAGGCAAGTTAACGTAGTAGTTAATCCTGATTATTGGAAGACCATAATTCCAGACCCAACAAAACCCTATAATAGGTTTTCCACAGAGTATGCGGAAATTGTGGAAAACATTAAATAAATCTAGGTGTGTGTTTTATCTCTTTGTAAATGTGTTCAGGTGATGCACTCTTAGCACGTTTCATATGAACTGTCAACCACCTCTTAACAATCTCCGAGACACTTGACAAACACTCCGAAATTTGGTACAATGAACCTTGTAGGGGTTCAGAAAAACAAACTCTAATCCAACTCAATCCTATGCTTTACACTATCTACGATAACAACGAGATTCTCCGAGGTCAGTTTAAATCTATCTACGATCTTGAGAGGTATATTGATGGCATCCGCATTGAGAGGGGTGAACAGTTTCCCAACACTCCGAGGACAACACCATTTGAATATGTGAAGAGCATCGGATGGTATTGGGAAATTGCTGATAATCTAGGGGTTGACAACCTAGCAGCATCCGAGGTATAATAGAGACATGAAAGGGAGTTCCACTATGTAACAACAATTCGCTACAGATTACATGCACTAAGTTATAACAACTGTGAACAGTGCTAAATGTTACTCAGGGCAGTTAATTTACGCCCCTTAATATATAAAAACGGCCACTACCCTAACCTACAAAGGTTCCCCAGAGCGATTGTTATATTATTCGAATAAAGTTTTCCACAGGTATTAAAAAATTTTCCACAGGAGAAAAATGGACTCTAAGGTTCGCACACAGAGGCAAGACACACGTACATGGGCAATTGAGCAATTGATAAGGCACGAGTCATTCTTAGACCCTAGGATGTATGCCTGTGCTGATTATTATTCCTCATCATACGGTTCTCAAGTATTAGATGATCTATATACACTATGGATAGAGTGGAAGGAAGATAATCCCACTGACAATCCGCAAGTCATTAACCGCCTATAGAGATATGTCCCATAGATTCACAACCAAACTCGAAGAAGATGATTTCGGTGATTTAATTGTCACCATACCATATGAAATTTGTGAAGAACTGGGATGGACGGTTGAAGACGAATTAGACTATGATATTACCGAAGATGGTACTGCATTTACACTGAAGAAAGCAAATGACTAATGAAACACCAAAGATTACTGATCCGATAGACGTAGAAACTGTCAATATCACAGTTGATCAGATTGGTGACTCTCTAAGAAACATTAATGAGTGTATCAGAGTGCTTGGAAATCGTCTCAAAGACGTAGAAACGTATGTTTCCGAGTTACCTACCCCAGACAAGACTTTCTACAAACCAGAGGGGTATGAGGACTATAAGAACTTGCGACAAAATTTTGATGAATTATATCGTCGGGTAAAGTTAGTTGAAGAGCAAGCACACCCCGCCCCGTCCACAAATCATGGAAAACGACTCACTGCTTTAGAGGAAAAAGTAAATGGGATGCAAAACTAATCAATTTACTGATATATGTGGACCAGTTCATTGTTATAATTACACAGCACCGAATCCTCCTACGGTAGGAACTTCTGTGGGCGTGACGTTTGAATATAGGGAATATCCACATTCATTCATCCGAGATCCACAACAGAAACATAATTACAATATTCCTGATAGAGATAACGATGCAATTATGCATCCATACTATTTGACTGAATATCGTGCCCCAAATCCACCCGCCGCAATTTGTGGTATGGCAACTAAGGTCGATAACTGTACTGATGACTATGGGAGAGAAGACTTTGATGAAAGTATTATTGCTTTAGGGTTTACCCCAACTATGTTGTCATTTGACTTTCAATACTCTGATACTTGGATTTCTTATATCTTCGATACCTCAGATGATGCAGGTCACATTGGTTTGGCAGCATATTGGATAGAAGACGATGAAGGAGAAGTCACAACTACTGTGCTTCCTACTGGAACAGAAGGTGACGATGACTATGATCCAGGTAGTACCTCAAGTTCATTCTCTGGTGAGAGTATATGTGTGCCTTGTACTAACTTTAATTGTACCGCCGCGAAAACCACGTTAAGTTACACAGGTTGTGAGGATCTAACTGGTGATCCAGATTGCCCACATCCTACGTTGTTTGCCTTTGGGACTGACTCACTTAAGATCGGATTTAGTTATGATCAGTTCTCAAATACTCTACCTGACGGTGTTTTAGACTTTGAAGTTAGTTTTGATGGTGTAACATACTCTGATGGATGGAATTCTACTGAATTAAGTGGTATTGACTTCAATTCAAGTCAAAATCCATGGGCAGTTGCTGATGCTGGATTCTCTGATTTTGAAATTTTTAATCTTGAGACATCAACTGCGTCAGATTTTAGAGTAAAATTTAGAATTGAGTCTAGATTTGACGATTCTGGTACAAATGTAGTGATGCTTGGCACTAAATGGGTTGCAACTGAGATATTAAGTAATGGAACAGGGTATAGTGTAGGTCAAATTTTCCCATTATCTGTTCAAGTTCGTTTAGATAGTGGAGCATTAACGACATTAACACTAAATTTAAAGATTACTGCTGTTGGTCCTATTGAAAATCTCTCTGGCGGTAACGTTGAAGATGTCATGAGAAAGGGTGATAAGATCAACGGACACACAATTACCCGCACGTTTCACACTGAAATAGGTAAATTTCCGTATCATGTGGCATATCTTGACGGAAATGGTAATAATTTTACTAAAGATACGCAATATACCTCCGATAGAAACCATGTTATTACCGTAAAAGCAGGTTATGGTGTTGCAGATCGTGCAATGATGGTAGGTTTATTTGAATTTTTAGATAAATCTCTGCAATTTGTTACGGGAGACGTTAATCAAAACGCTCCAGACATCTTTAATACCGTAGAAGCACCGTCTGCATGGATTTCTCTTGACGAAAATGGAGGAATTAGCGACATAAACATCTCTAATGGTGTGTATAGGTTTAATTTAACTAACTTTGATCAACTTAATACTACAAATGAGTTGACTGGATACTCTACTGGTGAGAATATTGCGACTACTGGTGGAACTGGAAGCGGATTAACAGTCGATATTGAGGTTGGAAGCATACTTGACGATGAAAGTAACACTCAAGTTGATCGTCTTTCCACTGTAAAAATTAATAATCCTGGTACAGGATATACTGAAGGTGATAAAATTACTATTTCTGGTGGTTCTGCCGTAATTCAAATCGCAGAAGTCACTAATGGCGGAGCAAATTTAGATAAATTGCAAGATAATCCTATTTTGGACATCACTAGTCCCGCAGATAGTAATACTGGTGTATCACAAACGTCTACAGATGACGGAAATACAGAATTTGTGCTAACAACTAGTCCTAGTGGACTTAAATTAGAACTTGTTACGAAGGATGGTGGTGCTGATGTTGAAATTATCTCCGAAACTGGTGGAAATAATCAATCAGCAGAGGTAAAAGGCAATTTTACTGGAGGATCTTTGACTTCCGTAGATATTATTAGACCAGGAAAGGGATATAGTGTAGATAAAAGACCCGAATTAATCATTACTAACTTTTTTGAAGAGCAAACGGAGGTTGTTGACAACGCTGCACAAAGAGATACCTTGGTTCCTGAGTTTCAGGGCATACTCAAAGACCTTCCAGAGGGAGATATAAAGGCATCTTCCGCTGATTTACAGGCAATTGACGATTCTTATGCTGAAGTTCCCGTAACAAGGGAGAATAAGTACAAAAATCCTCCTATGGAAGTTAAAATGGATCCAGAAAGAGATCGTTTAGAACAAAGATCTCAACGTAAATTGCAAAAGTTCCAAACAGATCCATTAAAATCTCTTATTGTACCAGATTATGATACAGATTTTCTAAGTGACACTCCAATTGATGAAGATTACAAGAAAGTAATTACAGATGGTAAGAAAACAAGTCAGGATACTGTTTTAAAAGATATTGATGATATCACTCAAGAGAGGTATCCTGAGTTTGTGCGTATCCCTGAATCAAAGGTAGAAACTAATGCGGGTAGTTTTACAGAATTACCGCAGGCATCAAATTACACTAAATACCTCATGAGGCAGTATCGACCTGATCCTGCTAAAGTTCAAACTCTAACAGTAAGTTTGAGTTGTACACCTGTTAATGTTGGTAAGTCACATTTTGTGTGTAATCAACCAACAGCAACACCAAATACTGATACTGGTGTAATTAACAACGGTGATGGGACAACTACCCAAGAAGTACATATATTTTCCTTTGGAAATCAGGTATTGGGTCCAGGTTGTCAACCGTGGGAAGCACAGGGTACAATGACTATTTGGCATGATCTTAGTAGAGATGCTAGATCAGTAGTTAGAGCAACAGAAGCATATGGTAATCCATATGATGAATAAACGGGAGTAATATAATGCCAATTAGCGGAGGTGCAGCAGCACTATTCATGGGAAGTTGCAGTGGGCACGGAACAGGTTCTGGGTCTACTCATCATCCTGGATTGGGAGGAGGAACTCTTCCTGGTTGTATAAAACCACCAAAAGATCCAAAAATCGTTCCAAAGTCTGTACAACTTATGGATGCCACTACAATGTGGCCACCAACTCCACAGACTTCACTAAATGCTTTGACTAGGAATGTTAGAATCAATAAGATTGCTCCTATTATAGATCAAGATTTATTAATTACACATCCTACACCATCTGTGCATAAAGCATGCTATACTGGTATTCCCAAAGGGTGTCCACCAGGTTGTACTCCTAATCCTGCTTATTGGTGTACAATTGGAACACGTGGAGGACGCGAAGCTGCCGAAGGGCATGCTCGCAAATTATTTGCTACATGCAAAACAGTTTTTATCAATGGAAGACGAGCAGGTAGGTTTGGTGATCCCTTTGGGGACAAGAGCGTAGCGTTTCCATGTAATTCTGTAGTTACTGGATGTAGTAAAAATGTTTTTATCGGAATGACACGAGGTTAATTATGGCAAAAATGAAGCAAAGTCTTTCTGGAGGGTCTTTTGTAGAGACAATCCCGAAGAAATCTAGACAAGGAAGAGGAAAGCACTCAAAATACTCTGCTACAAGCAGAAATGGTGCTAAAAAGCGTTATCGAGGTCAAGGGCGATAAATATAATTGTATAAAGTCTTGATAGTGAGATGTCTTTAAAAAAAATAGGGGGAAAAGACTTAAAAAGATCGAGAAGTTTTAAGGACTTCTCGGTCAATTTTGCTAAAAACCCATTTACCGACGATCTTTCTATCGTGAATAATGACAACTCCATCAAACAGGCAGTTAAAAACATAATTTTGACTGCTCCTGGAGAAAAACCGTTTCAACCTTTGGTTGGTTCAAGAGTTTCCCAACTATTATTTGAACCTTTGGATGCATTTACTGCAGATACCATTGCGGAAGAAATTACAACGACAATCAAACAATATGAACCAAGGGTGAGACTTACAAATGTAGATGTCACTCCAATCTTTGAGGGCAGTAAATTAAATGTATCAATTGAATATAAAATAGTTGGTTTACCCATTGTTGAAACAATAGAATTTGTTTTACAGAGACCAGAGTAATGCAACCAAATAACCTAACAGCATTAGATTTTGAAGATGTAAAATCTTCAATAAAATCATATCTAAGAACTCGAACTGAGTTTACTGATTATGATTTTGATGGATCATCATTATCATATTTGATTGATCTACTAGCATATAACACATACTATACCTCGTTTAATGCAAATATGGCATTGAATGAGGCATTTTTGCCTTCTGCAACAGTAAGAGACAACGTAGTTAATCTTGCTAAGTTATTAAATTATGTTCCTAGATCAATTAGTGCATCTAAAGCATGTATAAAACTCAATTTAACGACTGAACAAGTAAATGGTGCATATCCAACGTCAGTAACGCTTAAAAAGGGTGCTGTGGCGACTGGTGGTGCATATATGTGGAATATATTGAGTGATATCACTGTTGGAGTTAACCAAACCACAGGTGAGGCAATATTTGACGCTGTTACCATTCGTGAAGGTAGTATAGTTACTTTTTCATACATTGTTAACACATTTGGAAAGCAAACATATAAGGTTGCTTCAGAAGACGCGGATATTTCAACTTTAGTTGTAAAGGTAAGACCAAACGAATCATCCACTCAGTTTGACCTCTACAGTCGTGCAGAGACTGTTGCGACAGTATCACCAACAACTCGCTCTTACTTCTTGTCTGAGACCGAGGACATGAGGTATGAGATTAGATTTGGTGATGATAGTGTTGGTAGGGCAGTAAAAGACGGAGAAGTTGTTGATCTTGAGTATTTGGTTACATCAGGTGTTGATGGCAATCAAGTTACTAGTTTTAGTTTTGTTGGAAGGATTGTAGATAATAATGATAGGACATATGCTGCTGCTACCGTTAATTTGGTTACTAAGCAAAAATCTCAACAGGGAGATAAAGCAGAAAGTATTGAGTCAATTAAGTATAACGCACCGAGATATTACTCTGCACAGTATAGAGCAGTAACTGCACAAGATTATGCGATTATTACTAAAAATATCTACAGTAATGCAGATTCTGTAGTTGCATACGGTGGAGATTCTTTAAATCCTCCCGTTTACGGAAAGGTTTTTGTTGTTATTAAGACTAAAACAGGTTCAACTCTTAATGATGCAACTAAAAAGCAAATTGCTGCTGATTTAAGACCATATGCTATGGCATCTATCGATCCTGTTGTAACTGATCCTGATGATGTCTTTATCAATGTAAAAGTGTTTACTTTATACGATACTGGTTGCGGATCAAATCCATCTGAAATTGAGACTGATATTAGTAAAGCAATTACTGATTGGGGACTACAAACAAAGATCAATAATTTTAACTCAACCTTCAGGGCAACAGAACTTGAGAAAGCAATTTCACTTGCTAATAGTTGTGTTACAGATACATCACTTCAAACAACCATTTTGAAGTATATCAAACCAGATACAAACTCAACTAACACATATTGTGTTGCTACAGGATCTAATTTGTATAATAGTGCTCCTAGTAGAGATGGTGATACTGATGGAGTTTGTAAAAAAGAACCCGTAATTTTATCTGGTACATTTAGAACGGCTGATAGACCTGGCGTTGATCAGCAGTTTGAAGATGATGGTTATGGAAATTTAAGAACTTTCTATAATACTGGTATTCGTAAAATTTATACCAGTGATAATGCGGGAACGGTAAATTATGATAATGGTCAAATTTGTTTTGGTCCTGTTAATGTTATAAACTCTGGTTCAGCAGCGTTTGTTGCTGGTGCCGTTACAATCACTGACGACACAACTGGAATTGGAGAAGTTGCAGATGCTAACTTATTACCAGTAGATCTTCAAATCCCAGTTCAATTTATTCCTGCAAATAACTCTACTATTCCAGCAACAACACCTGGAACTATCATCAATATTATTAATCCCGTAATTACAGTTGTTCCTGTTGGAACAGTCGTACCTCCCACAGTCCCACTAAATAGTTTGACACCAACGGATTTCAATGTAACGCCTGCTATACTTGACATCCCAACCATCAGTAATCCTGGTGCAATCAACGATTCTAGTTGCTTCTAAAGTTAGATGAATATTAATAAGGTCTCCCAGTCTATTGCTTCTCAGGCTCCTGAGTTTCTAAAGACAGATTATCCACTGTTTAATAAGTTTATTGAGTACTATTATAGATCTCAAGAAAAAACGGGTCTGGGTCAAAATATTATTAACAACTTTTTGCAATATCTTGATATTGACAAACTGGATATTAACATCTTAGGTGGTGCAACTAAAGTTGTAGAAGCAATTACAGAAGATAGTCAAGAAATCGTTGTTGAGAGTGTTGATAATTTTTTAGATGCAAATGGTTCTATTTTAATTGGTGATGAAGTAATTTACTATGAATCAAGTACAGCAGCACCAAATATTGCACTAAGTCCTGGTATTTCTTATGATCAAGTAAAACTAAAGTGGACTGGACTTGCTCAAATCATTGATTTGTTTGATGGAGTACGAGTTCGATTCCCTCTTACTTCTCAATCGTCTCCAATTGCTGCTCCTACTCCCCAACACTTGATTGTTAGTCTTTATGGAGAAGTTTTAATTCCTGATGTTGATTATGACGTTGATGGAACTGATATTGTCTTTACAACTGCTCCAAGAACTAGAGTTACTGGAGATGACAGTATCAATACCTATATTACATTCTTAAGTGGTTTTATTGAAAACAGTATTATTAATATTGATGATATTTCGGCAACTTTCGGAGATAGTAAGACTGAATTCAAACTAACAAGTGGGGGTAATAAGTATGAATCTATTGCAGATGAGTATATTTTAGCAGTTTACGATAATAAACTCCTTGTACCAAAAGTAGACTTTTTCATTGATGGTGATTTGTTCATTTTTAATGAAGCACCTTTAAATGGAAGAATTCTATCATTATATTCTATTGAAGCACCTATTCCTACATTTGGTTCTGCTGCAGTAGGATATGCACGTGTTAATAATGATGGTGAACTTACATCTATTAGTATTAGTAAAACTGGAAGTGGATATGAGTATACTTATCCACCAAGAGTTTCTGTAAATCACCCAGAAGGTTCTGGTGCTTCAGCAAATGCTCTGGTTAATGGTATTAAGGAAGCAATTTTACTTGATGGTGGAAAGGGATACAGTGATACAAACCCTCCTACTGTTATTGTACAAAATCCAGTTAATGTTGATGCTGAATTGCCTAAATTAACGGCAACTGTTACTAACGGTGCTGTTTCTAACATTGAAATTGAAAATTCTGGTAGTGGGTATACATTTGTTCCTAGAGTTACATTTAAACAACCAGGTGGAGCAAAAATTGGAACAGCTACGCTTACAGGAGGGTCTCTTTCTGGAACTATTGAAGTATTAGAAGGTGGTCAGGGATATTCAACTGTACCAGAGGTATATGTTGATGAACCAACAGGACAAGATCCTGTAAAAGCTACTTTGAAAGCAATTGTTACTGATGGAGTTGTTACTGCTGTTAATATCGTCAATAATGGACAAGGATATGAAACAACACCTAGAGTAGCAATTATCGATCCTACTGGTGCTCAAGTATTACAAACTCTTGTTGACTCTGATGGTAGAGTTGTTTCAGTTGAATTGTTAGATGGTGGTAGTGGATACGATGATGTGCCATCTGTCTACATTGTTGATACTGCAGAAGATGGTGGAACTGGTGCTACAGCAACAGCAAGTGTTTTTAACGGTAAAATTACTGATATTAACATTTCCAATTTTGGATCTGGATATTCTTCTTCAAATCCCCCTCAGGTTATTATCCAAAATCCTCCAGAAGCAAGATCTTCTGTACAAATTGGATTAAATGAAGTTACTGGTTTTTCAGTCTCTAAAAAAGGAAAAAATTACACTAAAGCAAAATTTGAGGGTTGTGCAAGGGCAGTTAGTGGTATTGTTGAATATACCTCAAATGGAAACGCAGTATTTTCAAATAATACTAGAGCATCTGTAGCAGAAGAGGATGCTAATGTAAAATGTCTTGATTCTTTGTTTGTTAAGAGACTTTTAGATAAGTATACAGAACAATTCCTACCTGATGTTCCTGAACTTGATTTTACTAAGATTGATGTAAGAAATGCTATTAAATCTGTAAAAGATTTTTATTCTACAAAAGGAACTTCATTTAGTATCGCATATTTGTTTAAATTACTGTATGGTGAGCAAGTAACAGTTTCTTATCCAAAAGATCAAATTACTAAACCATCTGCAGCAACTTGGTCTATTGATACTATTCTTAGAGCAACTCTTGTTAGTGGAGATCCTACAAATATTAAAGATGGTCTCTTAACTCAGGAAGAAAGTATTGCAGACCCAAATATTAGGGCAGCAAGTGCTTTGATTGAAAATTACATTTCTATTAAGACTTCTGATGTTGAATTATTCGAACTTGTTTTATCTGAAGAAACTATTGATGGTTCTTTCGTAGTACCATATAAAACAAAACTTGCTGAACCTTTAGATACAACTAATAGTATTATTACTGTAGACTCTACAATTGGTTGGCCAGAAAGAAACGGTGAATTTGTTATTGGTGGTACAGAACTTATTCAATATAAGGAAAAATCATTAAACCAGTTTATTGAGTGTACACGTTCTGTAAATGGGACTGTAGAAGATTGGGATTCTGCAACTGAAATTACTTCCAACCTTCAAGTATTCGTTAATAAAGGAACTGCACAAGAAGTTGTTTTAAATATTGTTGGTATTGTTGATGCACAAGAAACTGTTCTTACTGATACTGGATCTTACTACCTAAAAGGAGATAAACTCTCTGTATCTAAACTTGGTGGTAGTTCTGACAAACCAGAATTGCAAACTTGGTTATATAACGTCAAAAAACTCTTAACTGTCAATAGTATCACCTTTGGTGGTATTGATAATAAATTTGCCACAGTTACCTGTGCTAATAACCATGGTTTGTTGGTTGGAGATCAGGTTACTGTATATGGTGCAAACCCAATCATCTATAACGGAACTTTCTTAGTAACATCTAGAGATAGTACTACAGTATTCCAATACGAACTTCCACAAACAGCAGAAGTAGTACCTCAAGGAAATATTCTTGTATCTGTTGACCTTAATAAAGGTAAGTCTGATAATAGTGCTGTATTTAACTCTATCGGACCATATACAACAAATATCCAAAACTCATTCTTTGATGACAATTACGTTTATGTTGCTTCTACTGGTATTCCCAACTATAAAATCGGTCCTTTTCCAGGATCAGCACTTTTACCTGGTAACCAACGTAAATTAAACAGATTCCCATTACTACCTTCAACTATTTCAATTAAGGACTCAATTATTCCTGGTCCTATTGGAACTTGGATTAATGGTACGTCTGTTTGGTCTTACAAGTCTAGTATTAGGAAAACTTTTGGTCCTGTTACATCAATCAACATTACTAATGCTGGTTCTGACTATGATGCTGCATCTCCTCCAAATATCACCATTTCTGGAGGTGGAGGAGAAGGAGCAACTGGTGCCGTAACTGTTAATGGATCTATTACAGAAATAAGTGTAGATTCTGGTGGTTCTGGATATACTTCATCTCCATTGATTTCAATTGTTGGTGGTAATGGATCTGGTGCATCAGCAACTGCTATTGTAACTAAAGGAGTGGTTTCTAGTATTCTTGTAAACAACGGCGGTACTGGATATACATCTAAACCAAGTATTACTGTTGTTGGTGGCGGTGGAACTGGTGCTACAGCAACTGCTTCTGTTCGTGGTCCTATTCAATCAATCGCTGTTACTAGTGGTGGTGATTCTTATACAACTAAACCTAGTGTTGTACTAAGTTCTGGTACTGGTGCCGTTGCTCAGGCAATTGTTAATAACGGTCGAATTATCTCTATTGCTATTATTTCTGCAGGTACTGGATACACCACTGCACCAGAAGTAACTATTCAAGGTGATGGTTTTGGTGCTGTTGCAAAAGCAACTATTGATACTGATGGTGAGAATGCTGGAAGAGTAACAAATATTGAAATTCTTAATCGTGGTATTAACTATGTCCAAGGAACGACCATAATCAATCTTACCTCTGCTGGTTCTAATGCAACCTTTGAACCTACTGTATTTGAATGGACTTATAACTTACAAGAGACTACAACTGTTGATACTGCAAAAGGTTCAGTATTTGCTGGATTTAATAACCAATATGGCGGTGAATACGCTCACATTTCCAATCCTCAGAGATTAAGATATATTCTTGGTGATAATTTATTTGAAAGTATTACTGGTGCTATCTTAGAACAAGATTCACAATTAGAGCACTCTCCTATTATTGGTTGGGCATTTGATGGTAATCCAATTTATGGTCCTTATGGATACAATGATCCTACAGATCAATCATCAAATATCGTACGTTTGAACACTTCTTATAGACTTAAGGAAAATTTAGTTTATAACGAGATTTCTAATCCAACTCCAGTTAGACAATCTGGTCCTCTACTATCTGATGAGGCATCTGGTAGATTTATTGAAGACTATGAGTATTCTTTCGGATTAGGAGATCTTGATCAGTATAATGGTCGTTTCTGTAAAACTCCAGATTTCCCTGAAGGTAGGTATTGTTACTTTATTACTATTGATACTACTGAAGCGGGTAATGCATTATTCCCTTATGTTCTTGGTCCTAGTTTCAATTCTATTGCAGAT